CGGCCTGGCCAGGCATGTGCTGTCGGGCGGGCAGTATGACGGGATGATGGCGAAGTTGAAGAAGCCGGAGAGCGCGATTGGCTTTGCGCTGTATCTGGATGAGTTTAACTGGCTGCCGGAGCGCAGGGCGGAGTATGATCTGGAGGCGCTGGTGCTGTATGACGGGACGGCGGATCCGGCGCTCCTGGGCAGGGCGGTGAAGGAGCTGCGGGGAAAGGGCCTGCGCGTCCGGGTGGAGCGCGCGGTTCCGGGGGAGCTGCGGTTTGGGCAGATTTTCCGGTTCCGGGACGGAGCGCTGCAGGCGGAGGACGGAAAGGGGGCGCGCACATGCTGAATATAGCGCTGCCCAAGGGAAGGCTTGGGGATCAGGTGTATGAGCTTCTGGCCTCTGTGGGATATGACTGTAAGAGTATTTATGACGATAACCGGAAGCTGGTATTTGAAAATGAGGCGGCAGGAGTGCGCTATCTTCTGGTGAAGCCGATCGATGTGGCAATCTATGTGGAGCATCACGCGGCGGATGTGGGGATTGTGGGAAAGGATATTCTGCTGGAAAGCCGGCCGGATGTGTATGAGCTTCTGGATCTCGGGCTGGGGCGCTGCCGGATGTGCGTAGCCGCAAGGGAGGATTATGCCGGGGATCCGGATCGCCCGGTGCGCGTGGCGACAAAGTTTCCTAATATTGCCAAGGCGCATTATGCGAAAATGAGCCGGGATATTGATATTATTAAGCTGAATGGGAGTATCGAGCTGGCGCCGATCCTGGGGCTGTCGGATGTGATTGTGGATATCGTGGAGTCAGGCAGCACGATCCGGGAGAACCATTTGAAGATTTTGGAGGAATTTCTGGCGATCAGCGCCCGTTTTATTGCCAATAAAAGCAGCTATGAGTTTAAAAATGAGGAGATTAACGCCATGCTGGGACGGCTGGAGGATGCGGCGCTGAAGGAAGGCCCGCATAAAACAGCGGCGCTTTAGCGGACTGTGAACCGCAGCCGCGCGGTTGGATTTAAATAATCGCTCAGACAGCGTGAACGGATGCGGATGGCTGCGGTTTTTGGAAATTCAGACGCCCGGGGGATTTCCGGGATTCCGTCAGATCAGGAGGAGCACAGATATGAGCCGTTTTTTAAGTAAATCAGGTCAGGCGCTTTTGCCCTACACGCCGGGCGAGCAGCCGAAGGGAAGGAAGTTTATCAAGCTGAATACAAATGAAAGCCCTTATCCGCCGAGCCCAAATGTGGCTAAAGCGATTCTGGCGGGCTTTGAAGAGAGCGATGGAACGGATCCGGCGCCGACGGTGGCCGTTGTAACATGTGTGTGGGTATTGTATGAAGTTACAAGAGCGTTGACTGTCCGGGCCAGCTCGTTCAGTTTATTGGTCAGGTCCTGAACCTTAACGAGGCCGCCGAGGTTGCCGCCGTTGAAAGTAACGGCGTTTTTGTCAATATGGGCGGAAATATCGCCGATGTCGAAGCGTAGGCCGTCGGCGTCCATGACGGCGGAGGAGTCGCCGATGACAATTTCGGCGGACTCAATTTTTTCAGTAAGCAGCACCACCCCGGCGGCACCGTCGGCAACGAAGCCCACGACCACATAACTGCCCTTTTCGGGGAACAGGCAGAGGCCGAAGTCGACCTCCTGATTTGCCTGGAGATTGACGCCGAGCAGCGGCGCACCCTCATTCAGCGGGGTGCAGTCGATAGTACGGGCGACCCTATCGATGGCGTCCACAGTGCAGACCAGCGCGACGGTTTCTCCGTCCAGTTTAGCAAGTTGCCTGATGATGTTTGCAATATCTGACATGACTTTGAAAATTAAGCGACGCGGAGGCCAAGGGTTATTTCCTGACGGAAGCCGGAATCGCCATATTTAATCACAACTTTTTTGACCTGATACACGCCCATTTTGTTGCCGTCGATAATAAGGCCGATGGCGTCGAGCGGGTCAACGAGCTTATAGCCGAAAGTAGTAAATGAGCCGGTCAGACCGTCGCGTTTAAGGCGTTTGACTTCCTGCTCCGCCCAAGCTTTGAGCTCGCTTTCGGTTTTGTTGTAGGTGTGCAGTGTGCGGTGTTCGCCGTCGTTGTCGCCGACCTCCACTTTGATTTTTTTATTATTCGGCATAAGGCTGACCGCCTTAACGCGCAGGCGCATATTTTCGGCCTTTTGCTGCTGGAGGCTCTGGTCTGAAATGATATTAAGCCCGGTTTTGAAAGTCTGGGAGGGTGTTGTGTCGCGCTCAAAGAGTACCCCGGAATAAAGCACCGGCTCGCCGTCCTCATAGCGGAAAAATGAGCGGATGCCCTGTTCCGAAAGTTTGCCGAGCAGGGAGGCGACAGTGTCGGCAGTGACGCGGTAAGCCCCGAGCGACTGTTCGCCCATTATGTTGAGGCGGTGAGTAATGCCCTGGCCCTTGAGCAACGTTTCGAGATTAACAGAGCGGTAAGCCTTTTTCTGTGCCGGCATTTGTTTGAGCAGGAACATGTCGTCCTCGCAAGTAATGACCACGGGCGTTTTGAAGCCGATGTCGCGGACATAACCGACAAAAGCGAGCTGGAGGCTGTCGTCGTAGCCCAGAGATATACGCACCCGGTCGCCACGGCGCACGGGGATTTCAGCGGAGCCGTTCCATTTGATTTTTTTAGGCAGTGTTATTTTGGCTTCGGCGGTGAGCTTTTCAGTGTCGCGTGTAATCTCCACGGCAGTTACGAAGTCGAGCGACCAGGAGCGGTCGCCGTTGATCTCTATTTTTGCGCACAGTCTGAACATTACTTAAACAGTGTTTCATTGCTTTGCAAAGCGATTAAAAATCGATTTAACGGGTGTTTAACGGGGTGTTAAATGGCGTTACCAGTCGTAATGGTTAGGACTCATGGAGCCGAAGCGGACGGGGTTGCGGGTGTCGTCGTCGGTGCCGTCGGGGGATTGGTAGACGGGGAGGTCGGGAGAAGCCTTGCCGGCCTGAATGTCGCGGAGCCACTTTATAGAATCGTTGTAGAGACATTCGCGGCGCTCGTGGCCCATGTTCTGGGGGAGACGGTGGATCATTAGCCAGAGGGCAATATTAACGGCACACTGCACAAGCATGGAATTTCGGGCAGTGTCAACAGTTGAAAAGGCGCGGTCGGTGTCGTAGCGGTGTCGCAGGTATGAGGCAATTTGCTCCAGAGCGGCGGCTTCGGCAGTCTGGCGGATGTCGTCGTTTTGCGTTATCTGCTTGAACTCGTAATCGTCGCACACACTTCGGTAGTCGTCGAGGGTCAGGAATGACATGAGCCGGAGGTGTTACGGGGTGAGGCTTCAAATATTGCAATTTCGCGGGCTTTTTCGGCGGTAAGTCCGGGGAGCCTTTTCTGGCGGATCAATTTTTTCACGCCCTGCATTGAGACGCAGACCGGGCGCCCTTGATAGACGAGCACCAGGAACTTTCGGCGGTAGATGCCGGCAGAGCGTCGAGCCTGACGGATCGCGCGGTTTTTGCGCCAGTCGAACAGGAGGGCGCGAAAATATTCAGATATTCTTTGCATAGAGTTTATATTATTAAGGGGCAAAGCGGCAAGCCGATTTACCATGATACATTTTTAGCGTTAGGTCGCAAGCCTATAGATGTTTTGGTTATAATATTTTTTTGGCGGGTGTCGCGCTGTAAAATCCAGATGGCGCCCTCGTCGGCGTCGGGGGCGTCGTCGTGGCCGCGCATTCCCTTTTCAAAGGCAAGAGTCTGATCGATGCCGGCGAGCATGTCGGGGTCGTCCTTTTGTGTGTCGTCGTACCAGACGAAGCCACGCTCCCAGAGAGGAGAAACCGCTTCGACGCGCTGGAACTTGTCGGGCTTTTTTCGCTTGTCGCCAATCATTGGGAGTTGATAGCCGCGGAGCTCGCCCTCACGTTGAAACTCGTCGAGGATGGTGTCCTGCATGAAATTTGCCTCCATATACCAGCGCACGGCAATGCCCCGGGCGCGGGTCCACTCGTAGAGGTCGTAACACCAGCGGACCATTTCGGCAACGGAGCACTGGCGGACAAAAGCGCGGAGGTGCCAGAGTTGAGTCCCGGCTTTGCCCCAT